ATACAAAAACAATCCGGACTCAAGTCAAACAATTGATTTAACACCGGAAGTTAAGGACACAAGTGACACAGCAGCAGAGCCAAAGGTGGAAGCACCTGCAGCAGAACCGAAAGTAGAGTCACAGCCCGAACCAACTAGTCAACCCGAGATACAAGATACTTCGAAAGAAATTCAAGTAACAGGAGAGTTTGACGAACCAAAAACAACTGAAACTGCTCAGAAGGCAGGTGAGGATAAAAGTTCTTTAAATACTGAAGACGAACCAACAGCTACCGTTGAGGTAGATGAGCCTAAGAAGGAAGCTCCTGTAGAAATTAGTGATGAGTTACATCTTAAATACCTAAGCGAGAAGCTAGGTAGAGAGATTAAAAGCTTAGATGACCTTACCCCTGCAGAAGCAACAAACCCATTAGACTCTGACCCATACCTAAAAGGATTAGCCGAGTGGAGAGAAAAAACAGGAAGACCAATCGAGGATTGGGTTAAGTTCCAAAAAGATTACACAAAGGTGTCCGATGAGCAAGTGGCAAGAGAGTTTCTGCAACTGCAATATCCGGAATTAACACCCGAAGAAATCAATTTAGAAGTTAATCGTAAATACTTATCATCTGAGGATGATTTCGATGATGACAAAGATATTAAGAATCTAGAGCTTAAGAAGATTGCATCGCAAGGTCGTAAAGAGTTACAGAAGTTAGTTTCTGATTTAGGTAATCCAACCCCTGCTAATTACACTCCCGAGGTTCAACAAGACTTAGATTTAGCTAAGCAATACAAAACTTTGGTCAAACAAAATGAGGATGCTAATAAACAGTATAATCAAAACATTGTTTCCAAAGCTAGTGAGTTAAAATCAATTAAATTGGATTTAGCTGATGGTGTATCGCTTGACTTTAAGTTGCCGGAAGGCTCAGACAAAAATCTAGTGAACCATATTAATAACGCCCCTAGTTGGAAGACTGAGGACGGTAATTGGAATCACGAAGCTATTGTTAGAGATACTGCAATTATATCTAACTTCGAGAATATGCTTAAACTTGCCTATGAGCAAGGAAAGAACTCCGGAGCTGACGATGTAATTAAAGAGGCAAAAAACACCACGTTGGATAGCAAGTCATCAAGTGACTCAGCTTTACCGAACCAAAACAGTGGAGTACAAATCGAAGGTCTTGATAATTATTTAGGTAAGAGAGGAATGAGTATTATCCGAGGTAAAAGATAATAACAATAATTAATATATACAATTTATAAATCATGGCATTAAACGTATCACCTAGTGCAAAGGTAACACCTACAAGCACTAAGGCAGTCTTAAAGACTAACTATATATCATTGTTTGACTATTCGAGCCAAGAAGCTCCGGAGACTCACGATGAAATCGCTACCATTTATGGTAAGCAATCTGTATCGGGTATGCTTTACATGTTAGGTGCAGAAGCAGGCTTCGCATCTGATAAAGTAATATGGACAGAAGAAGGACGTTTACATACAGTTTACACTGATGTAACTCGTTCCGGAGCTGTTTTCACTAAAGCAGGACACGTATTTAGATTAAACGAAACAGTACACATCTCTGATGCAACTGTTAAACGTAGAGGTATCATTACAGCAATCGACGATGCTGCAGGAACATTTACAGTAGCTCCTTACAAATCTGCAGGATTCACTGCATTAGGAACAACTGCATTAACTGTATTCGTTGATGGTTCTGAATACCACAAAGGTACAAACGGAGCTCAAGGTTCATTAGAAACTGACTTCACAATCTTAGACAACAAGCCTATCATCTTGAAAGATAAGTATGAAGTTAACGGTTCTGATGCAACTCAAATCGGATGGGTAAAAACTTCTAACGGTGGGTACTTATGGTACTTAGAGTCTGAAAAAGACACACGTAGACGTTGGGAAGATAGATTAGAGACTTCTTTAATCTTAGGAGAAAAAGCCGAAAATGGTTCAGCAGCTCAAATTGCAGGATATGACGGTACAGAAGGTTTCTTTGAAGCAGTAAGAACTAGAGGTAACTCTTACGCAGGTATTATGTCAGCTCTTGCTGATGTTGACACTGTTGTAAAACGTTTCGATGCTCAAGGGAAAATTCAAGATTACATGTTCTATTGTGACCGTGACCAATCATTAGCAATTGATAACCTTTTAGGGACATTGAATGCAGGTTACTCCGGAGGTATCTCTTACGGTATGTTCGATAACGATAAGGATATGGCTGTAAACTTAGGTTTCAAAGGTTTCACAAGAGGTTCATACAACTTCTTCAAAACTGATTGGAAATTACTTAATGACCCTACTCTTTTAGGAGCAGTAGCTGCAGCAGCAGGTAAAATCCGTGGAGCTTTAATTCCTGTTGGAACTAAAGAAGTTTACGAAGGTGAGTACAACGGTAAAGGTGGAGGTGAGAAAATCACTGTACCATTCTTACAACAAAAGTATCGTGTAGCCGGTGCTGAAAACAGAAAATACAAAACTTGGGTAACAGGTACTGTTGGAGGTGTTTACACAGATGACGAGGATGTAATGAAAGTTCATCACTTATCAGAAAGAATGCTTTGTACTACAGGAGCAAACAACTTCATGATTTTCGAAGGGGCATAGTAGTAATATAATTACCAAAAAGGGATGGGTTTCAAATCCTATCCCTTTTTATTTTTAATAACAATTTTAATTTAATATAGAATATAATGGCAACAAAAGAAGCAGCAGTTAAACCTGCACAAAAGAAAGAGGCTAAAGTTACATCACCTCAAAAAAAGTATGTAGCAAAAGAGTACCGTTTAGCTGATGACCGTTCCGGTTTATCTCACATAGTTAAAATAGGGAGAGAAAGAAACCTTTTGGTTTTTGATGAAGAGAAAGGTTTTAGTAGACCTATCAGACACTGCCCGAGTGAGAAATCAATATTTATAGATGAACAGTCAGAACACGCTCTAATAGAGCCTATCATCTTTATGTATGGATATTTACTTGTACCTAGAGAAGCACAACTAACACAGCAGTTCCTTGATGCAAGTCCGGAGAATGTTGCAAATGGTGGAACATGGTATGAAGAAGTAAATGATGAGAAAGAGGCAGAACAAGATTTAGTAATTGATGACCTTAAAATTGACCTATACAATGCAGTTCGTGAAAAAATTGCAGAAGAGGATGGTATATACGAACTAGAGGCTGTAGTAGCTGTTCTAGAGAATAATGTACAGGAAGTTTCAACTATGTCAGAGTCATCATTAAAAAGAAGAATATACCAAGAGATAGAGAACAACCCTCTATATTTTGCAGATGATAACTTCAAAGTAACAATCTTCGAAGACGATTATATCAATAGAAAATACTTTGTACTACGTGCAATTAAGGAAGCTATTATAATGAAATCTCCTAACAATAAGTCAATACTTTGGGTTAGAGATAAAAAGACTATAGCAACTGCACCTAGGGGATTAGAGTTAGTAGAATACTTTGCTGACTTCCTAGGAACAGAGGATGGCATGTTAGTTGGTGAGGAGATTAAGAGACGAAGCTAGTATATCTTATTGACCATGTGTCAAAAAAAAAAAGAAACGAAGACCCTGCAATTGATATTGTGGGGTTTTTGTTGCTTCCTATTTTTTAGTATCTTTGTAACACTAAAAACATAAAATATGATTGATACAATTTATAAAGTACTATTGACTATAATGAATAAAGAAAACCAAGGATATATTTCACCCGAGGAATTTAATCTATTAGCTATCAATGTACAAAATGAAATCTTTAGGGGTTACTTTAATGACAGTAACTCAGCACAAAACAAACAAAACAGGGGTTTAACCAATAGGGGTTATGGAAATCAATCAGCTCAATCTAAAGCTGATATAAGCAGGTTTGCTACAGATGATGACTTAACAGTTACAGCAGGTATAGCAACTCTACCCACTAATCTATATGAAATAGAAGACAGGGGAGTATCTACAAATGGTGGTGTACTTATAGAAGTGGTGGATAGAAATGATATTGTCACACTGCTTAGAACAGAAGCAGCACCCACGGTCTTGTATCCTATATTTGAATACAGAGGAAATGATACAATAAAAGTTTACCCTACCACTATCACGAACATAAATGTTAGATATATAAGAAAACCATTAGACCCAAAATGGACTTATACAATTGTATCTAACAAAGAATTATATGACCCAAGTAACGGGTCTTTCCAAGATTTTGAACTAGATTACTCAGAGTTCTCAAATATAGTATTAAGGATGCTTTCATTCTTTGGTATTAATTTAAGAGAGGCAGAAGTAGTGCAAGTAGCAGAAGGGTTAAAGGATAAAATGAACTTAAAAGATAGCCAATAATGCCAACACCGATAAACACAAGTGCAGACTACTATGGAGATAGTACCTTATTTGGTAACTACCAATATGTAACACTAGAAGACATAGTAAACAATTATATAATGTCATCACAGGATGATGATTTCACAGCAAATGCAAACAGAAGAGTAGTTCTATTTCAAGCTAGAAGAGCATTTAGAGAATTATACTTTGACTCTATGCAAGAGATTAAAGGTATAAAACTAGATTTAAGCCCTACTCTTACTGTTACACTACCTCCGGATTTTGTTAACTTTGTTAGAATATCTTGGGTAGATGGGCTTGGTAAATTACATGAGCTATCTGTAAACAATAAGCTTGATATAGCTAGGGAGTATTTACAGGATGCTTCTTATCAAATATTGTTTGATGGAGGCGGTTGTGCTCTAGAGGCTAATAACATAGGTCTAGACATACCCGACGAAGTTGCTGATATAATAGCTGACGGTGCACAAGGTTTTGAGTTTAGTACTGATAATTCATTTGTACCAAATAAAAATTTCTCAGAAGATTTCTCTAGTGGTGGGTATGTGCTAGATAGACAAAGAGGTTTAATTATCTTTGGCTCTGAGACCTTTGGTAAATCCGTGGTATTAGAATACCTATCTGATGGACTTTACACAGGATGTGAAGGTAGGACAGAAGCTGAGCTTAAGATACATAAATTTGCAGAGGATGCTGTATACAATTGGATATATTGGAAGCTTATAGAGAGACGTAGGAACGTACCTGCTAATGCTAAACAGTTTGCTAGAAAAGAGTGGTTCAATAGCAGAAGACTTTGTAAGAGAAGAATGCAAACCATTAGACCTTCTGAATTAAGAAAAGTATTCAAAGGTGCTAACAGATGGATTAAATAAAGGGGTCTAAGTTTAGAAATAGACCAAAAACTAAAATAAGAGTTAAATTAAATATAGAAAACTATGAAAATGTTAAACAGCAACGTATGTTGCAAGAATTTGGATGAGGTAGTACAAAAGGTTGGTAATGTTATCATACCTAGTAAAAACAAAGCTTATAAACAACTTGAGGTTATATCCTCGGGTGATGATAAAGTTATTGTAGGTCAAACTATCTATGTACCAATAACTGCAGGATACGAGATAGAAATAGATAGAGAAAAATTCACGGTTGTGAATGCTAGAGAAATTATACTAATATTATAAGAATATGAAGTTACAGAACACATTTGTTCAAAGTAAGCTTAACCAAGATATTGATGAGAGATTACTACCTAAAGGACAGTATCCGGATGCATTAAACATTAGAGTAGCTAATTCAGAAGGTTCTGATGTTGGGGCTATAGAGAATGTTAAAGGTAATGAACAATTAACATCCCTAGGTCTTACTAATGCCGATACAATAGGTGCTTTTGCCGATGGCTCTAGCCAAAAGATTTATTGGTTTATAACATCTGACACTAAGGATTTAGT